TATGGCTACCTCGCCATTAACACAGAGAATAATCTACTCGGACCTGTTCACTAACCTGGACATTCATCCGATCAGAAAGACTGTACTCCGTAAGACAAACGTTGATGCAGTTAAACAGTCTATTCGTAATCTACTACTGACAGACAAGGGAGAGAGACCTTTTCAACCTGACCTTGGCGGTAATATCCGTGCTATGCTGTTTGAGAATGCTACCCCTCAGACATTTGACTTTGTGAAACAACATATAGAAGCTATGATAGAGTCATATGAGCCAAGAGCAGACGTCATAGATGTTGTTGTGTCTGGTGATACAGACAGTCACACAATGTTCATACAGATTGTTTTTAGAATAATAAATATACAAGATCCAATCACGTTAGAAGTTATTCTAGAAAGAGTAAGATAAATGGCAAGTACACCGATAGCCCAACTTGACTTTGATCAGATCAAAACGAATCTGAAGACTTATCTACAGGGTCAGACTCAGTTTGCTGACTATGACTATGATGGGTCAACAATGTCAGTTCTTCTTGATGTTCTTTCATATAATACCTTTATGAACAACTTCTACACGAACATGGCTCTTGGAGAGATGTTCCTAGACTCAGCTCAGCTAAGATCTTCTATCGTATCACACTGTAAGGAACTCAACTATCTCCCAAGATCATATCGTTCTTCCAGAGCTCAAGTCACTCTTACATTCTCACCAGGTGACAGCCCATCGTTCATCAGTATACCAAAGTACACAAAGTTCACTACAAACGTAGACGGAGAGACTTACACCTTCACTACAGATCAAGCCTACACAGTTACTCCAACCGACAGTACATACTCACTCTCTGGTGTATATCTTTATGAGGGAACAATTGAGACCGAGCTATATAGAGTCACAAGTTCATCCAAATATATCATCTCAAATAAGCAGGTAGACACAGACAGCATCTCAGTCAAAGTGTATGCATCTGATGCTTCTGGTGCTACCTCTGAGACTTATACTTATAAAGCAAATCTATTTGGTGTTGCTGCTTCTGACAAGGTGTTCTATCTACAACCTTCTGAGAAGGAGAGATATGAAATTACATTCGGTAACGATGTGTTTGGTAGACAGCCAGTTGTAAACGAAGTAGTTGAGATCAAGTATAGAGTATCAGCAGGTGAAGGAGCTAACGGGGGCTCAGTTTTTACCCCATCAGGAACTATCTCTGGTTATACAGCGACGGTCACTACTCAGAGTAACTCAGAGTATGGCGCAGAGCAAGAGACGCTCGACTCAATTAAGTTCTACGCTCCTAAATCGATTCAGATTCAAGAGAGAGCAGTTACCGAGTCTGACTATGAGAACCTATTGAAGAATCAGTTTGCGGAGATTCAGGCGGTTGCCGTATATGGCGGAGAGGAGCTTAACCCACCAAAATACGGTAGGGTGATTGTTGCAATTGACGTTGCAAACGCAGATGGTGTCTCGGAGAACAACAAGGTCAAGTACACCAACTTCCTCAAAGAGAGAAGTCCACTCTCTATTGAGCCAATTGTGGTATCTCCAGAGTTCTTATATGTCAGAGTCATCAGTACAGTGTTCTATAACACCAAGAAGACCGATCTCTCTCCTGGTGCAGTTTCTACTATTGTTAGAAATGCAATTCAATCATACTCTAACACGTATCTGAATGACTTCAAGCGCAGCGCAAGACAGTCTAGAGTCACAAGAGCAATTGACGACTCAGATGCAGCTATCGTATCAAATGACACAGAGCTTCAGATGATTGTTGACTTGAACCCACTTCCAAACGTGGCAACAAACTACTCTTTCTCTTATAAGAACTCTCTGATCGTTGACCACCCGCTAACAGTTGGGGAAGACATCACAGTTCATAGACCAGCCATCAAGTCTTCAAACTTCACTTATCAAGGTACTACTGCGTTCCTACAAGATGAGGGTAATGGTATCCTACAGATCCTTACAAACACTGCTGACGGATTCCTAATCCTTAATGCAAGAGCAGGTACAGTAAACTATGAGACTGGTGCTGTTAATATCCAAAATCTAACAACATCATCTTACACAGGAAGTGCGATCAAGGTCTATGCAAGACCAACAATTCAAGACATCATCGGACCAAAAGACAGAATCATCGCAATTCGTAGTGCTGATGTGACAATCTCAGTAGAGGCATCTGAAGTTTAATGCACGACATTAGTAAGAAGATCTCGGGGTACATTGAGAACCATTTTCCTGCTGTATATCGGGAAGATGGGCCAGTACTTGTAGACTTTGTCCAGGCATACTTTGAGTTCTTAGAGAGAAACGACTACGCTGCCACAAAGCTTGGCCGAAGCATGTTTGCTAATAGAGACATTGATGAGACTCTAGACGCCTTTATCATTCACTTTAAAGAACAGTTTCTGAATAACTTTGTCTACAGTGCTACAGTAGACAAGAGATTTATCATTAAACACATCATGGACTTCTATCGCTCTAAGGGGACACCAAGAGCGGCTCAGTTACTCATTCGGATGATCTTCAATCAAGACTCCAATGTGTATCTTCCCGGCAGAGATATTCTAAAGCCATCAGACAGTAAGTGGACGATCCCAAGATATCTAGAGCTATCAAGGTCTACAAGAACTTCTTCATTTATTGACCAACAGATCAAGGGATCTAAGTCTGGGGCCACAGCATTTGTAGAGAGTGTTGTTCGTAAAAGAATCCAAGGCAGACTCATTGATATCGCCTATCTAAGTAGTGTCAGAGGGACTTTCTTAACGAATGAGCTAGTAACTAACGACTCATCTCTAACCAACGCTCCAAAAGTCATTGGATCACTATCAGGCCTTACAGTTGTTAATGGTGGTAAAGATAACGTTGTAGGTGACCTATTTAATGTTATCGATGACACCGGTAAACAGGGTGTTGCCCGAGTCACAGGTATTGAAAATGCTACTGGCAGAGTGGACTTTGATATCGTTGATGGTGGTAGTGGATACACTCTAAACACACCAGACGACAATGATCCGACAAACGACTACACGAATGTCCGTGTAGCAACTGCAATGATATATGTTGACAACTCAAACACAAGCAACCAGTTCATTCAGTTTGAGACAGTCAGACAGTCACGTGAGCAACTGACTATGGTCAGTGGTGAGGACCTGGAGACACAGTACGCTAACACTACAGCTGGTGACTACTTACTAGGTGTCAAAGCAACTGTTGACTCATACACGGCAAACAGTAGCAATGGTCCATCTTTCGACAGGTCTGTAGAGACAGATCTGATTGTTGTTACAGTAGATGGTGTAGTGATTGCAAATTCGGAATATACAGTCAACTCAACGTCAGTGACATTTGACTCTGACCCAACAGACGGATCTTTAGTCAAACTAGTCAACTACACACAGGTAGCTAACGGTATCATCACTAGTATCACTGATAGTGGTGCGAACACAGTAGGAACAGTTGTAGTTACAAATGGTACATTCAGAAATCAACTGTCAATTGACTTTGCGAACAACGCACCTCTTGCAAATGGTGAGATCATCTATGAGGAGCAGACTGTAACTCTTACAGTTGATGATAGCACTGACTTCACTAACGGTGAGATCATTGAGATGAGGGTGTTCAGTGACCCATCTGAAGTTGGAAACACAGTCACGCTTGAGAGCTATGCATACGGGACAATCTCATCTATACCCAACTCAAGTATCATTGAGCTATCACCAGCGTTTGGAACGTTCTTGGCAAATGCAAGCATCATTCAGGTAGGAAATACCTCAGCTAACGGTGTGATTCTAGACTCATCTATCGATCAAGCTGGGGCAATTGGTGTTCTAAGCGGAAAGACAGACGCTAACACATGGGTCGTTAGAAACGTTACCGGAGAGTTTACAGTAGGAAAGCTCATCAGAGGTCAAAGATCGCTTCTAGTTGAGGAGATCTCTGCTATCTCTAATACCGGCGCAACAGATGTTTGGTACAACGGAAATCCTGCTGCAAATGGTGTGATAGACACGATTGCAAATACGTCTGTATCTGGTATTGTTGTTGGACAGAACACAACCTGCGTAGGACTATATGGTAATACCTCTGCATTCTCCTATGTAGAGGATGCAGGTATAACTATTACCACAGTTAGAGAAGAGATAAAGGAGCATGATCTCGTAGGTCAGCCAAACATCTCCCCAGTGATAACTAACGTAGCAACTGGTGAAGGCGCGACTTTCCAGCCAGGTAGCTTAGAGAACGAAGAGACTGTTACACTAAACATTGACTTATTGAGTGCTAATAATATCGCCAACGTGGCTTTCATGGATGTCACGATTGACGGGTCTAACTCCGGTGTTGGCTTTGTTGACAGCTTCACTGTTCATGATGGGGGGACTGGTTACACAGATGGACAATACCTAGTGTTCAGTAATGGTGGTTATGCTAATGGTGATCCACTAATCACAGCATCAGCTTACATAAGTGTGACTGCCGGTGTAATAACAAGCATCACTGTTGAGAACCCAGGTGAAGCCTACTATGACACGCCGACATTTACTCTCCCAGATAATGGTGTCGGGAATGATGCAAACGTAAGTATCAACATGGACTTCGGATATGGGTTTGCCAAGAATCCAACTGGAGACTCTACTACGATATTTGCTGATCTATTCTCATATGATAACTTTACAATGGGCACTATTAGTTCATTGACCAGGATCAATCCAGGTGTGGACTACAACGCAGATCCATTTGTCTCTGTACACAACCCTTACGTGGCTGGTTACGAGAGAAAGAATATTCTCCTTGGAATAACTGTTACCAGTGGGTCTTTTGCTGTTAATGATGTGATCTATCAAGGCGGGGTAGCTAAAGGCCTAGTAATAACAGCATCTGAGACACAACTAACACTGAAGAGAGTCTCTTTCAACACATCGTTCAACACGTCTCAGTCAATCAGCGGATCTATAAGCAACGCAACGGCCTCAGTGAACACTGTCGACTCAATAGCAGAATCACTTGCTATGGGTGAGAATGCAATAGTAACAGGAACAGTCATCGTGGCAGACGGTGTTGCTACCGGGCTTGAGATCATAGACTCTGGTTATGGATACCTAGGTGGGCAATCAATGACTCTATCTAGAGCAGCAAACCCAGTAGTTATTACAGCAACTTCTGTAGTAGAAACACAGGGTATTGGTACAGGTTATTGGACAGACACCACCTCTCATCTAAACTCCGAGAAAAAGATCCATGATAACAAATACTATCAAGAGTACTCATATGATGTACAGACGGGTATATCGTTGGATAAGTACAAATTACTGTTCAAAGAGGTAATTCATGTCGCTGGTACAGAGATCTTTGGCACAGTCATCAGGAATAGTAATATAAATATCAATATGAATGTTGCTACGTCCTCAGTCGCAACGGTAACCATAGAATAGTAGAGAAATGAGCAAACTAGTCACATCAAATCTTAAAACTCACATGGCTAGACAGTTTGTCGAGTCTTTTGATGAGTCTTCAAATACTATCTACTATACGTTTACTGCTCGTAGTCTTCCATGGTCAGACGACAATGGTCCTCCTACAGCAAATGCCAGTCTTCAAGAGTATCACTATAATGTCTGGGACGAGATGATCTTCGGTAAGAAGGTCCAGTCAACAGACGTTAAGCATATGATCAAAAATCATTCATGGACATCTGGTACAGTCTATGATGCCTATGACCCAACTGACGCTACTTTATCTACAAAGGCATTCTTCGTAGTTAACCAAGAAGGTTCAGACTACTATGTTTTCAAGTGCCTAAACAATAATGGCGGTGCACAGGCTAATGACGCACCATTATTCTCTGAGACATCTGCTGAGGATGAGTACTATCAAACTAATGATGGCTATCAGTGGAAGTACATGTACAAGATCACTCAGGCCAACTGGGATAAGTTCAAGACAGACGACTATATTCCAGTCATCCCCGATGCAAATGTCACTGCTAATGCAGTACCTGGGTCAATCGAGTCCATCACAGTTACAACTGCTGGTCTAAACTACAATAGCTATGCAAATGGAACAATTAAGGAAGCGGCAGTCGCAGGTAACACCTTACTGTTTGCTCTAGAAAGCACTACCTCTACCCTGAGCGCAAACACAGACTTCTATAAGAACAATACAGTTTACATTCGCTCTGGTACAGGTGCCGGGCAGGCAAGAGCGATTGCAGAGTACATTGTTACTGGTGATGAGAGAAGAATTCTTCTAACTAGCGCTTTCACAACTCTACCAGACACAAGCTCAGTCTTTGAGATCGGTCCTAGAGTAATTATCACAGGTGATGGTTCTGGTGCAGTTGCAGTTGCAACAGTGAATACTTCGGCCAACTCAATCTCGAACATTGAGATCATCTCTCGTGGGTCTAACTATACGTATGCAGACATCGTAATTACTGGTAACACAGGAACAGTGGTTGCGGCAAATACTGCTGTTGGTGTTGCTCTGATCTCCCCACCCGGTGGTCATGGGTCAGACGTAGTTAACGAGCTATTTGGTGACAAGGTGTGTATCAGCACGACCTTTGCAAACACAGAGTCAAACACAATCCCAATCTCTAATGACTATCGTAGAATTGGTTTGATCAAGGATCCTCTGTTTGCTAACGTTGAGCTGACCCTCACAACCTCAACAGCATCTAGTTTCCAAGACGGCGAGACAGTAATTCACTATGTATCACAGTCATCAAACACTCTACTAAAAACCTTCACATATACCCTTAATCGCTATCAGACTGCCACACTTGGAGATGATGCAGGGTTTGCGGTAGGTGACACTGTAAGTACAACAAGTGGTCATACTGGCGTTATTATCGCTGCAAATACCTCTGCCAACACAATTGGTATCCTAAAGAACTCATCGAGCGCAGCATTTACTAACACAGACATCATCAGTGATGGCGGTATCACTAAGAGAATCTTAAGTGTATCGAATAATAACCCAATCGTAGTTGTGACAAGAACTGCACATGGTCTTGCAAATGCTACTCCTATCGTGTTTGCAGATATCCCAGAGGCAACAGGTATCAATGATTCTCCTGGATCTACATACTATCCTCTTGTCACAAACACAACAGCATTTGAGTTATATTCTGATGTGGGGTTATCAACCACAGTTGATGGTGAGGCAAACAGTGCAGGTACAGACGGGTATCTAACGACTGGGAGTAGAATCACAACAATTGATGCTATTGAGTACACACATACAGGAAACAACGATCCTCTATGGGGTAAGGATGACTCTCAGCAGAAATTTGGTATGGGCCCAAATGCCAGCATCAATACTGATCTTCCAGTCGAGTTAGTTGTAAAGCTAAATGGCACAGAGGTATCTTCGAACCATCACGTGACAACATCAAATGCCATCTTCACAGCGATCAATCAGACTCTAGATCCAGCGTCAGATGTGGTCACAGCCGAGATCTATACCACTGCTGAGACAATTCTTACAGCAGACTATGTTGGTAGAACTACAGGTGAGGTCAGTAACAGAGCCGGTACAATCCTTAGACTCAGAAACATCAAGGGTAATTTTAGCACTGGTTATCAGATCAAGGGGCTAACATCAGGTGCAACTGCTACTATCTCTACGATTGATCGTAGCTTTAACACATTCAATCAGCTGACTGAGATGTCTGTGCAGATCACAGCGACAGGTACGATTGGTGGTATTGGTGGGTCAGGCTTTGCTTATGACGATCTAGTCTCTCAGACAACTACAAGCTCTACTGGTTATATCTTTGGTATGGCTAACACCATCACGAGATACGTTTCAAGTGTTACAGCAGCAAATCCTGCCGTAGTAACCACAACAATTGCTCATAGTTTTGCTAACGGAGACATTGTGTTCTTCAACAACCTCAATGGAACAGCACTAGATGATGACGCAACACCAACATCATATTACGTGAAGACAGTCAACTCTACTGCTTTTGAAGTTCACACTGACTCAAGTCTAGCAAATAACTTCAATAACTCTGCAAATACTACGGCAAACACGGGCATAGTTGTTAACACAAGAA